CTGGTGTCAATCCATAAATCGTTATTGACAAGCGGTGTACCATCTGATTGTGTAGTTGGTGCCGTGGCACTAAACTGTGGACCATTTGGATCTGTTGCTGAATAAGCATTTTTGTATCCAATAAATGTTGTTCCATTGTGTGCTAAAATATCAGCTTCATCAATCTTAGTGTCGTACCATAATTTACCGTCTGTTGGTTCACTTGTTGGTTCACTTGTACTAGCTGTGTAACTTAATCTTTTGAAGTTAGTAGCTATGACTTCGTTACCCACAGTTGAATCTTCCGAATCACCTGTTGGTGCAACATATAAGTTGTCAATTAGTGTTGTTGAATTTGCAGTGAATCCACCATATGAATGAGCGGCACTTGTTCCAAAGCCTGCATCATCAAGTGGGGTACCACTTGTGTTGTTCATTCTAAATTCACCACCTAATTTATGTTTGATGCTGATAGCACCTTTGAACTCACCTTCAGTGATAATTGATGCAACTAAATTAGTAAATCCTGCCGCGGCAAATGCTGTGACAAAATCTTCTGCATCACCTAATGTAGAACCATCACCTGAAGTCATTGTAACTGTTTTTGCAGTGTCTAATGCTTCTTGATTTTTTAATGATTCTCTAACTGTAAAAGTTTCATTTGCTGTGAAACTTGGGAAAGTTGTTTTAGAATTAATAATTGTTTCGCCACCTTCGTATCTAAAGATTTGAAAGTCACCTACATTAGTTGTAGTGTCATCTTGTCCACCTACACTTTGTTCTGTAATGTTGAATTGTGTGTATAAATCACCAACACTTAAACCTGTTCCACCATTTGTTGGGTCAAGTTTGAATATTGCTTGATGATTTGTAGCGTGCAATGGAGCAGATACTGCTGAGAATGCACCTGCTGATGAGCTGTAAAGTTTTACACTTATGTTCGCACCTGAATTTGCAGATGTTGTTTTGAACCAAACAGATCCGTTAGGTCTGTCTTCGTCTGCTGTTTTCCAAGTTGGTCTTGATGTGTGTGCCGCTTGTAAAAATTTAGGACCTTGTGCTGTGCCGGCTGTGATTCCAAGTTCAGCCAATAGTCCTGAACCTTCTTCAAATCTAATTGTGTTAAATCCTGCTGTAGAGTCACCAAATCCTAAACCATTATGGAATATTTCTAGAGCACTTGTTGAAGTGTTGATGCTTGAAGATACTCCTGGAATACTAGCATTGTTGATAGCTGTGTTGACATCTGATAATGCTGTGCCACCTGTTGTGACCTGTACTCCGTTGATCTGCATGGTTGCTGATCCAGTTACAGTTGTTCCTGATGCTACTGTTTTTACAGGTAGTGTTAAGTGCCAAGCACTTGAACCCAAATGCACCCAAGTGTTGCTGGCAGATTTTTTGTAAATCTTGTTGCTTACATGAGTTGTATTAATTGCGTAGTCACCTTGTGAACCAATGTTTGTTTTTGGTGCACCTGTTGAACTGTTTCCTACCAGGTCAGAAACTGATGTAATCAACGTTGGTGTTTTTGCTGTGAATTTTTGATCTGTTTGTGACCATTCAAATATACCATAAGAGCTTGATGCAAGGTCAAACCAGTATGTGCCGTCTGTTGGTCTTACAGTTGGAGGATTTGCACTACCAATTAAGTCTGCTGTGTCAACATTCGCTCTTAACACATAGGCTCTGTTAGCAACGCCCAAAAATGAGTATGCCGCTTGTAATCCATACTCGTTCAATTCATATCCGTGTAAAGGATTGCCTGAAGCATCTTGATAAAATTTTGGATCTCCAAATGTTTCTGTTAATTCTCTTTGTGATGATATTAGATATGCAGTGTTGGCGTTTGCAGTTTCTGTTCCTGCCGCTGTGCCTGAGCCTGCACCATTCTGTTTGTCTTGACTAGATGCTACTATAAAAAGAGGTGTTGTACCCGCATCTGATGGTACATAGAAACTTTCGTCTATTACACTTACCTCTACTCCTGGTGATGATAATGCCATTTTTCGTAATCTCCTTGCAAGTTATACGTATATAGATTATTTATTCAATCGTTCGGTTTTTACGACAAAATTTACCATTTTTAGGTCCCTATATAGGCGACGTAAATAGTGTATATGGATAAGAACATAAGACCTTTGTGTACGCAGTGTAAAACTAGACCAAGAGCATATGCTTACAAAAGATACAACAAGATATATTGGAGAAGTTTGTGTGATAGATGTAACCGTATCAAAGCAGATAAGAAAGTTGGCGGAGTTACTGTACTTCAACGATCTGGGTATAAAAAACTCAAAAAATGTGAATTATGTGGATTCAAAGCACAGCATCAAGCACAACTGGATGTGTTATTTCTTGATGGAAATCTTAGGAATGTATCAGAATCAAACTTGAAAACGGTTTGTGCTAACTGCCAAAGGTTGAGCAGTGTTCGTAGACTGGGCTGGCGTGTGGGCGATCTTATTGCCGACGATTAAGCTATCTACTTTGTTGTAAAGGTCCTGTAAAGTGCCATCATTTGTAATAGTAATATCATAATCACGTTCTAACCAATCCCACTCAGATTGATGTGCACCTTTGGATTGCATTTCTTTTTTAGTGGGCATATGTCCACGCTGTACACAAAGTATAATGCCACCATGTGCTTTTATAGTTTTCATTTCATTACTAAATCTAGTATCTGATATTACTGTATTTTGTCCTTTGTATCGGCCCATACAACTGTCTAGCCATATACCATCATACATTTGTCCACGCATTACTTCTGTTCCAAAATGCTGTAGAACCCACCTTGGTGTAACAGGTTTCCCTAATCTTTCACTCCAATAAGCATCGGGCTGTTCTCGCCAATGTCTGCTTGATACAGTATCACCTTCTAACATTTCTCTATCCCAGTTAAACATGGCGGCCACAGCATCTTTTAAACTTTTAGCAAAACTGTCTTTTATATACCCGTGTTGTTGCACTAGTCTTTCTGCTACTGTGTCTTTACCAGAACCTATCAGCCCTACAATTCCTATTAGCATCTATTGATTATACTTTTTTTTGACTGGTTTTTCAAGTATTTTTTTTACAATTTCATACCAGTATACGCCGCTTGATCTTAATTGTGTATTTTGTTTTCTAAGCCTGTTCAATTTTCTTTTTACAACAGTAAACTTTTTTGCTGTCATGTTTGGATCGGTAGAAAGTTCTGCAATGATTTCATCAATCACAGGGCAACTGTATTCTGGAATTTTGGGGGCACGGGCCTTAATTGTTTTTAAGGAAAAAATTTTCATTTAAATTCCTTGCAGTTTTGGATTATTTGGTGCTAGTATATTTTTTTCAGCTCTAGGTCTTGACAAAGGTCTTTCCATTTGTTTTTTATGAATGGCTTTGTGTGCCTTAGCAGTTTTGATTTTTTTACGAGCGATTTCAAAATCTTTGAAGTTCATAACACTCTCCTTTTTACAGTTAAGTGCGTTCCTTCAACTTTTGTCTACTTCCGTCCCCATGGGATGAACGTATAATTATTTATTAAATTAACTATTCTTTAAACGTTTTTCTATTTCTTTTTTGGCCTCTCTAGCAGATTCTATAATTTGACGTCTTATGCTTTTTTTATTTTCTTTTAAAGCGTGAATGCTCATTCTTTCCAAATCCTCAACAACATTTTCTAGTTCTTCAAGAGTAAGATCTGCATAGGTTTTGTAACGGTCTTGTTCTAACATACCGTTATTATTTAAAGTGATTTGTTTTAGAATTAACCAATAACAAAACTGTGAGGTGAGCCACCTTCTGCAAAATTGCCAATTTCGTTGTCTAGTCTTTCCATTTCAGCAAGTCCTGACGCTTTCAATTCAGCACCATTAAGTGTTGTGCCTCCTTGCGGACCTGCAATGGTGTTGAATTTACCTCTTGCTTCGCCTAACATTGTTTTGGACACTGCAAGTGTATAATCTCTAATCCATGGTTTTGCATATATGTCTTTGAAAAGTGTTATGTCAGGTCTAAAATTATCAGTATGCATTAAAACTGTTTCTGAATCTGCTCTAGGTCTTTGTGTGATTGTTAATTTTTTGGTAGCAACATCGTAATGGAATTGTATGAATGAACCAAACAATTTACCTACTAATTCTTGATAAGAAGCAAAAGCATAATAAGTGGCCAACCCACCTGTAGCACCTGCTCTCAATAGGTATGTATTTGTGTATGCTAAATTGAATGGTTCAAACAATGTACCACCTTCGCCACCTTCAGTCCTTGAACCTACAGTTCTTCTATGTAATCTTCTGACATTTATAACTTCATCTGGTAAAATATATGTGTTTTGATCTTCTTTCAACTGTAAAAAAGCATATGATTCTTCAACAGCGTTTGAACTACGCTGTCTGTAACGATCTATCGCTCTAGTTAGCGCCGTTTGATAGTGTTTTGGGTCTAATTCAACGTCAATCATACCCTCACCTAGATTATTTTTTACATAATCAAATATTTCTTGTTGACCTGTTTGAAGTTCTGACATACACATATTTATAGGTTTGACGTATGCAATAAATATGTATGATATGCCAAGATTATCCATTTTTAAGCCTGAGAAAGGCGCCGACTATAAATTCTTTGATCGCAACATCAAAGAGATGTTTACTGTGGGTGGAACAGATTTACACTTTCACAAATACATAGGGCCTTACGATCAAGGAGACACAAACAAAGACGGAGAAGCTTCTCCAACACAACCACAGTATTCTGGTGACAGTCTAAATGAAAGAACCATACAAGATTTACTATTTTTGGAAAATAGAGATAGAAAATATGACGCTGATGTATACACAATTCGTGGAATATACAATGTTCAAGATATAGATTTCAATCTTTCACAATTTGGAATGTTTTTACAAAATGATACATTATTTGTGACTGTGCATTTAAATGACAGTGTTGAAAGATTAGGAAGAAAACCAATGAGTGGTGATGTGATTGAGTTTCCACATATGAAAGATGATTTCAGTTTAGACGAATCCATACCAATTGCATTGAAAAGATATTATGTAGTAGAAGATGTAAACAGAGCCGCCGAAGGATTTTCACAAACATATTGGCCACATTTATTAAGATTGAAATTAAAATCATTAGTAGATTCTCAAGAATACAGAGACATTTTAGGTGACGCCACAACTACTGGATCTTTGGCAAGTTATATGTCAACTTTCAATAGAGAAAAAACAATTAGTGATCAAGTATTAGCACAAGCAGAAGCAGATTCACCTAAAGCAGGATTTAATTACAAACAATACTATGTTGCTCCTATTGATGAACGTGGTAACATTAGGACAGATAATGTTAATTCTACAGATAGAATTTCTACAGATAAAAATATAAATGCAACAATAGATACACCGGCGGCTAGCCATTATGGATTTTATTTAGACGGTGACGGCGTAGCACCAAATGGAAATCCTGCAGGCTTTGGAATATCATTTCCAAACTCTAATGTTGAACAAGGAGATTATTTCTTGAGAACAGATTACTTACCAAATAGATTGTTTAGATATGATGGTAACCGATGGGTTAAGGTTGAAGATTCAGTAAGGATAACTACAACAAACACTGATTCAAGATCAACACAAAAAACTGGTTTTGCTAACACATCAGGAACAACAACAATAAATGGTTTAACAGTGGATCAAAGGCAATCATTAGAAAGTGCGTTGAAGCCAAAGGCTGACAATTAATGCTACATTTTTATTCAGGACAGGTTAGAAGATTTTTAACACAGTTTATGAGAATACTGAACAATTTCAGTGTTGAGACTGGCAGAGGCAAAGACGATCAAATAGCTTTACGTCCTGTGCCTGTTGTGTACGGAGACGCAACAAGACAAGTTGCTAACATAATTAGAAACAATTCTGAAAATGCTTTAAATTATGCACCAAAAATTGCTTGTTACATAAGAGAATTAAATTATGACAGAGAGAGAATGCAA